CATTAAGCGTATTTTATTAGATGAGTCTTTACCACCAGACAACATGTCAGCACGTTCAGCTACGGAAGTGGTAGAGCGAATGAAAGAGTTATCACAAAATCTAGGATCAGCTTTTGGCAGACTGATTAATGAAACTATGATACCATTAGTTACTAAGATTTTAAGAGTAATGGATGAACGCGGTCTTATTGATCTACCTCTTAAAGTCAATGGTCTTGAAATTAAAGTGTCAGCAGTTGCACCATTAGCTATGGCTCAAAGCATGGAAGATGTACAGAACGTATTGCAATTTGCACAGATCGTTCAAGGTGCTGGACCACAAGCTCAGATGACATTGAAAACAGATGCTATGATGGACTTCATTGCTGAGAAGTTAGGTATCCCACAAAAGATACGTAACACTCAAGAAGAACGTATGATGATGACTCAACAAATGGCTGAAGCTGCACAACAAGTAGCTCAACAAAATCCAGAAGCAGTACCTGGTATGGTAGAAGCTGCAACTAAGGGGATGATGTAATGGCTGGATGGGAAGATTTAGATCAAGCACTTCCGTTAGATGTAAGAGATGTAGCACAAGCAAGAGAAGATTTAGATAGATTAGCATTAAGAGTTTTTGGTAGTGATGACGGACAAAAGTTATTAGCATGGTTACGTCAAACAGTTTTAGAGCAACCAGTTGCTTTGCCTGGTAGCGACTCAAGTTATGCGTACTATCGTGAAGGTCAAAATAGTATTGTGAGAGATATTGAAGCAAAGTTAATTAGAGCAAGGAAAATGTAATGATAGACGACAACATCGAGCCTAGTGGTAATGAGGAAGCATCTCAAGAAACTGGCCTACTCGACAGTGCATCAGTTGAAACAGAAGCAGTAGAATCAAATCCGCAAAAAACAGAAATATCACATCTTGAAGCATCAGATGAAGATGATGATAGTCCTTTAGAACGACCCGATTGGTGGCCAGAGAATTTCTGGAAGAAAGATGATGCAGAGCCAGACTTACAGGCTATGGCTAAATCTTGGGGCGATCTAAGAAAGCAAATCTCACAAGGCAAACATAAAGCACCAGCAGATGGTAACTATGATGTAGCCGCATTTAAAGACATTCCAGCAGAAGATCCAGTACGTAATCACGTATTGTCTTGGGCTAAAGAATATGGTGTAAGCCAAGCAGCTTTAGATACTTTGGTAGGCAAAGTTGTTGAGATGGGATTTGAAGCACAACAAACTAGCTCTGTTAATTTAGCAGAAGAAAAGAAAGCTCTAGGTCCTAATGCAGATGCCCGTATTAATGGCATGGTTAAGTGGGCTAGTGGTTTAGTTAATAAAGGCATTTGGGGTAAAGAGGACTTTGAGGAGTTTAAATACATGGGTGGTACTGCAAAAGGTATTGCTGCATTAGAGAAGCTTCGTGGTGCTTATGAAGGTCGTGTACCTACAGATAGCGCTCCAGTTCAAGGTGCTTTATCTAAAGAAGAACTCTACGCTATGGTTGGAGATCCTAAGTATCAAACAGATGATGGATATCGCAAAAAAGTAGAAAGAATGTTCCAAGAAAACTTTTAATTAGTAACCTCCGTAGTTCGCGTTTGACCCACTTCGGTGGGTCTTTTTTTGCATATTACACAAAATACTTGCACAAATTTGCAAAACATGCTAAAAATTGTCCAAGGCTCATTGCATTCGCAACCCTTCACACAAGTCGTCTTGTCGTTTGGCTATCGTAAATAGCAAGCACTGGCCCAGGTTTGTCTGGCTAACCAAAGCGATAAACTTTATTTTTATCAATTCTAGGAGAATAACATGGCTATTGGATTATCAAGCGCTTTTGTAACCCTCTTTGATGCCGAAGTTAAACAGGCTTACCAAGGTAAAGCTAAATTAGTTGGTGCAGTTCGCCAAAGACGCGGTGTTGAAGGATCAGTAGTAAAATTTCCTAAAGTAGGCAAAGGTGTTGCTACTTTAAGAATCCCACAAACAGATGTATCACCATTGAATGCTGGCTGGAGTCAAGTAACTGCTACTTTAGCAGACTGGAATGCAGCAGAATATTCTGACATCTTTATGCAACAAAAAGTAAACTTTGACGAAAGACAAGAGTTAGTACAATTAGTATCTAACGCTATCGGTCGTAGACAAGATCAAATGATTATTGATGCGCTTGTAAACTCATCAACATCATTAACAGTGTCTAACGATATCGGTGGTTCAGACACTAACCTAAGCGTAGCAAAACTACGTGAAGCTAAACGTCTATTAGACAAAAACAACGTACCACCAGAAGGTCGTCACATTGTTCTTCATGGTAACAGCTTGGCTTCATTACTTTCAGAAACAGCAGTAACTTCTTCTGACTTTAATACAGTTAAAGCTCTCGTAGCTGGTGAATTAAATACTTTCTTAGGCTTTACATTCCATTTATTGGGTGATCGCTCAGAAGGTGGTTTACCAATTGATGGTTCTTTAGATCGCAAAGTTTTTGCATTCCATAAAGACTCTGTTGGCTACGCAGAAGGTATCGCTCCTCGCACAGAAATCAATTACATTCCAGAAAAAACTTCATTCCTTGTGAATGCTGTATTCTCTGCGACTGCAACTGCTATCGATGCTGAGGGTATTGTTCAACTCACATGTCGTGAATCTTAATTTAAGGAGATACTAAATGGCTTATTCATCAACTGGTTTAAACGCTGCTGGTGGTCAATCAAAAGCTGGTAATGCTCCACAAATTTGGACATATACTAGCGCTGATTCAATCGCTACAGTAAATACAACTTCTTACTTTGATAGTGCTTCTTCACTTTTAAAAGTGGGCGACATTATTTTTGTTTACGATTCAGCAACTCCTACAATGAGCATTGTATTTGTATTATCAAATTCATCTGCTGGTGTTGTAGACGTATCTGATGGTTTAACAGTAACAGCAACAGATACAGATTAATAGTCTGTATTGTAGTAAGTAACTTGGGTAGGGCGGGTGTTTTGCACTCGCCTTATTCTTACATTTGGAGATAGAGTATGGCTTCTGGAGATTCAGCATTATCAATTTGTTCTGATGCATTATTAATGCTAGGTGCAAAACCTATTGCTTCATTTACAGAAGGTACAGATGAAGCTAGTATTGCTGATCGTTTATATCACGATATAAGAGACCAAGCATTAACTATATATCCATGGTCATTTTCCATGAAAAAAACTCAATTAGCTCAGTTGATAGATGCTCCTGTCAATGAGTATAAATATGCATATCAATTACCATCAGATCGTTTAGGATCTCCATATTCAATTACAAACTCAGTCGCATACAATGCGCCAATCATTAATGATTACCAAATTATGGGCGATCAATTAATAACAAACCAAGAAAAGATTTACGCTGATTATCAATATGCAGTACCAGAATCTGTTATGCCTAAGTATTTTATTCAACTTATGAAATATATGATGGCTTGGCATTTTGCATTACCAATTACAGATCAAACAGAAAAGGCTTCATATTGGCAAACTGTTGCTGTAGGAACACCAGGCGAAAATGGTCGTGGTGGCTACATGAGACAAGCTATGAATATTGACGGACAAGGACAGCCAGTAAACGCTATTAATGACTTCTCATTAATTAATGTGAGGAACTAATGGCTCGTTTTGTCACAGTCCAAACTAACTTTACTGCGGGTGAAATAGATCCATTATTACGCTCACGTATAGATATTAAATCATATGAGAATGGACTAGAAACTGCTCAAAACGTATTATGCCAACCACAAGGTGGCATTACTAGACGCAGTGGTTTACGTTATATTAATGCATTGCCAAACTCAGGCACAGAATCTGCTGCCAATGGTGTAAGATTAGTAGCCTTTGAGTTTTCAACATCAGATAGTTATATGCTCGTATTTACACATAATCGTATGCATGTGTATAAGAATGGTGCATTAATTACAAACATCAATGCATCTGGTAATAATTATCTTGATACATCAGGCGTATCATTATCATCAGCTAGATTAGCTAATATGTGTTGGACACAATCTGCTGACACACTAATTGTTGTGCATGAAGATTTAGCGCCAATAAAAATTGTACGTGGTGGCACAGACGCTACATGGACTGCATCTGCTATTTCATTTGACAGTATTCCTAAATATGCATATACATTAAGCGTATCTAATCCAGCTGGCACATTAACGCCATCAGCTGTATCAGGTAAAGTTACACTCACTGCATCTTCTGCTGTATTTAGTGCTGGCTCAGTAGGGCAATATATTAATGTTGTTCCACAAGGTAGAGCTAAAATTGTTCAATTTACAAGCACTACAGTAGTTAATGCTATAACTGAATTTCCATTCTTTAATACAACAACCATTGCTAATGGTAATTGGGAATTAGAATCTGGCTACGAAAATGTATGGTCAGCTGGAAAAGGATGGCCTAGAACAGTAACATTCCACCAAGGTCGTTTATACTTTGGCGGATCTAAATCACGACCATCTACAGTATGGGGATCTAAAGTTGGTATCTTCTTTGACTTTGAAGGCACAGAAGGTTTAGATGACGATTCAGTAGAAGCTACATTAGATACTAATACATTCAATGCAATTACAGATATTATCTCTGGTCGCGATTTAATGATCTTTACAACGGGTGGTGAGTTCTATGTACCACAACAAGGCTTAGAGCCAATCACACCTACGTCATTCTTCGTGTCTACTACAGGTCGTGCTGGTAGTAAGCAAGGTATTCGAGTGCAACAACTAGAATCAGGCGTGTTATTTATACAACGTCAAGGTAAGATCCTAAGTGAGATTGCATACTCTGATACACAATTAACTTATCTTACATCTAAGATATCTTTATTATCAGGACATCTATTAAAAAATCCTACACGTATGGCATTAAGACGTGCTGTGGATACAGATGAGAATGATCTATTATTAATTACTAATTCTACAGATGGAAGTATTGCAGCATATTCAATTATGCGATCACAGAATGTTATAGCCCCATCAGAGTTTGTAACTGC